GTGCCTGCCTGAGTGCCGTGCTGCGCTCCAAGACCTACGGCGAGAAGGGTCGCATCACCATCAGTGCCGAAGAGGTGAAGGACATCATCTCGAGCGCTGTGCCAGGTGCTGAAGCTTCGAAACGTCGCGCTGTTTACTCGGTTTAAGGGGGAATCATCATGACCTATCGCAACGTGGTATCCGCAGTTGTCCGCGCTCTGGCCGCCGAGACCATCAACTCGGCCGGTGGGTGCGACTTTGAACCGAAGGTGCAGTGTGCCAAGCAGAAGGGGGAGATCGTCGGGAAGGAATCAGCGTTCCTGACTGACTGCTGGGTGTTCGGGCGCCTGCATAAAGCGCTCACTCCAGCGCACTGGCGGGCCTTGGTAGCGAAGTACTCGACGCACGAAGAGCGCAAGCATGGCGCCATTCTGGAGCTGCTGAACTCCGTGCGCACGCCAGCCCCGAAGCGCTTCCGGGAATGCGCCGTGTTGACCTGGGCCATTCCTCAGGTGGCAGGCGCCGAGGGCAAGCGTTCTGCTTCGGTGCTGCCGGCCGCATGGTACGACATTACAAACTGGGACAACGACGGCAAACCAGAATCAACCCGGTACCGGTGGCGATCCTCGATCCGCAAGGCGCTGGATGAGCAGGTGAATGAGGCGCTGTCAGTTGCACAGGAGCTGCTGGATTCCGAGGGGCTTATCGAAAGTTGCGCGGCGTAGCAGATAGCCATTGCATTGAGTGAGAAAATGAGAGAGTATTTACCCATCCTGTCGATCTTGCGCGTTAGGGATTGACACTTTAGAGCCTCGCCACTGTGCGGGGCTTTTTATTGCCTCGAATTCACCGCTGCCCCCCAGCGTTTGGCCGCTCACACCGGCCCTTTTATTTCACACATGCAACTGAGAGGTCGAGCGCATGGAATTCTTTCATCGCATGCTCGACAGGGCCGAGTGGATCATCGCCGGCTTCTTTGGCGCCATCGTTGCAAGCTGGTGGCACAAGGACGACTTGACGGACTGGAAGGCCTGGGTGGTCTTCCTGATCACTGGTGTTGCCTGCGCCCTGTACCTGACCGGGATCGTCAGCACCTACCTCGGCATCATAGACCCCAGCAATGTGGCCGGTGTTGGCTTCCTATTGGGAGCCTTCGGCGGGTCGCTCATGACCGCCGTCAACCGTGCCATTAAAGCCGCTGACCTCTGGGCGCTTGTTCGCTCGAAGTTCGGAGGGGGTTAATCCATGAATCTTCAAACGTTGAGCACTCTGTTCATTGGCGTCATCAGCCTCTGGGCGATGTGGTGCATGTTGAGCGCGCGAGTCCATGACGGGATTGTGGGCAAGATCATCTACGCCACGATCATGTTGACCGGATTCGCGATCGTCACCCGGGCCGAGACGGTGTTTGTCACGCCGACCACCGCAGGCGTCACCTTCCACGGGGCACTTGCATTGGCTGGCCTGAGGCACTGGTTCGTCGCCAACCACTGGCCGATCGTCCGGGGCTGGCTGTGCCGATACCTGCACTGTGAGCAATGCCTGAACAACCTGGAGCAGTCGGCGAGCGACAAATCATGAAGCTGATCCTGAAACGCCTGCCGAACTCGTTCAGCGAAATCCCGCCATTCGCCCTCTACACCGAGGCCGGCGAGATGCTCCCGCGCCAGATATGTGTCGAGACGCGGAATGAGCCTGGCACGGTGCCGACGGTGACTGTCACTTTCGCATTGGACGGCAAAGACATCAAAGTTGTCGGCGACGATTAAACCAAAGGGTGCCTGGCTTCGTGCGGGCGCCACTCTTTACACGCAATAGACTGCGCATATCCGGCTGAAACGGCTGGAATACTGGCAGTTGATTGCAGATCACATGGTGACGATATGGCCAAGACCTTCCAGTTGCAGGCCTATCTCCCGTGGTGGTTCGTGCTCTACCTGCGAGCGGTTTACGTCTTCGCCTGGATCATCGGCATGGAAGCGGATAGCGACAAGTTGTCCGAGCAAGCCACGAAGGTGATCCGGTTCCGCAAGATTGAAAGTCAGGATGAGGTGAGCCCATGAGCAACGTCACGCGCATCCGTCACGAACTGCCCGTGAGCATGGACATCATTGACGCGGTCGCTGAGTTTGATCGGGCGCTGGTCAAGGCGATCGATGCGGCCAAGGCTGCCGGGTTGCCACAAGGCCTGCTCGTTGCCCTCCTGCATGGTCAGGCCCATAGCGAGACAGCTCGAATGGTGAACAGATGACCACGATCGCCTACAAGGACGGCATCATTGCCTATGACGGTCGAGCAACCACCAGTAGCGGCACCATCGTCTATGACGACTTCGAGAAGTGCCTGGAGCGTGATGGTGTGAAGTTCGTTGTCTGCGGCAGCCTATCAGGCGCGCATAAGCTGCTTGATGCCTATTTCGGCGAGCCTCAGACGTCCGTGCAGATGAGTGCGCTGGTAGTGGTCGAGGGTGAGGTTTGGTACATCAGCCACGATGACGAAGACGGCATTGAAAAGAGCCAGGTGCTGCCTGATCGACCTTATGCGATTGGCAGTGGCTCCGATCACGCTTATACCGCAATGGACATGGGCGCATCTGCCTATCAAGCCGTAGAGATGGCCATGAAGCGCGATAGCTGCACTGGCGGCAAGATCAGAACGCTCACCGTGAAGGTTGAGCAGTAGAAGGAATTCAACATGGCGGCAAAGCAGCCCGACTGGGAGGCGATCGAGCGAGCCTACCGGGCTGGTGCGCTGTCCCTGCGCGGAATCGCTGACAAGTACGACACCAACGAAGGCACGATCCGCAGCAGAGCCAAGAAGAATGGCTGGCAGCGTGACCTTACTGCTCAGGTGCGCACAGCGACCAAGGAAAAGCTTTCACGCAATACTTCACGCACTGGCTTCACGCAGCGTGAAGATGCACAGATCGTTGACGAGGCATCTGATGAGGCTGCCTCGATTGTATTGGCTCACCGTGCTGACCTTGGTCAGTGGCGAGACATATCCAGCAAGCTGCGTCTGGCACTGAGCGACATCGAGGTGACCGAGGACAACCTCGGCGACTTCTCCCGCGCACTGAATGCCGGCGTTGATGCTCAGCTCAAAGTCATCAAGGGTGAGCGTCAGGCTTACAACATGGACGCTGACCTTGGCGGAGGCGATTCCGACGAACTCTCCAAACTGATGGATGACCTATCGAAGGAAGCCTGACATGAAGCCCGAGCACATAGCGCTGCTTCGGGATAAGCGTTGGAGGCTGAACAATCTCTACTTCATCACGGACAAGGCGGGCAAGAAGGTCCGCTTCCGGATGACGGACGAGCAGATCGAATACTTCGATGGGCTGCACACTCGCAACATCATCCTCAAGGCTCGCCAGCTCGGCTTCACCACCGAGTGCTGCATCATCCAACTGGACGCGGCTCTGTTCGAGTCGGCCAAGTGCGCACTGATCGCCCATACCCTGAACGACGCCAAGCGCCTGTTCAGGGAGAAGGTGAAATACGCCTACGACAACCTGCCGCTTGAGATCCGCAAGGCCAATCCGGCGCGCAATGATGCGTCTGGTGAGCTGGTGTTCAGCAAAGGCGGCTCGATCTACGTTTCCACGTCTTTCCGAGGCGGTACACTGCGCTATCTGCACGTGTCCGAGTTCGGGAAGATCTGCGCCAAGTTTCCTCATAAGGCCCGCGAGATCGTCACCGGCGCCTTCGAGGCTGTGGCCACCGACTGCTTTGTCACCATTGAGTCGACGGCAGAGGGGCGGGCGGGTTACTTCTTCGAGTACTCGCAGAGCGCTGAGAAGCAACAGCTATCCGGCGTGCCCTTGGGCCTGCTGGATTGGAAGTTCTTCTTCTTCTCCTGGTGGAAGAACAAGGAATACCGCCTTAACCCTGCCGGCGTGATCATCCCGCAGCGCCTGACCGACTACTTCAACGAGCTGGCAGCCAAGCATGGCATCGTCACGAACGACGGCCAGCGCGCCTGGTACGCCGCCAAGGAGAAATCCCTCGGCGACGACATGAAGCGGGAATACCCGTCAGTGCCGGCCGAAGCCTTCCAGCAGTCGGTCGAAGGCGCCTACTACGCCAAGCAGTTCGCCAAGCTCTATGCCAACAAGCGCATAGGGGTGATCCCGGACAACAGCCATCTGCCGGTGATGACCTTCTGGGACATCGGGGTCGGCGACTCCACGGCCATCTGGTTCGTGCGTCAGGTTGGCACCGAGTACCACGTCATCGACTACTACGAGAACTCCGGCGAAGGCCTGAGGCATTACATGAAGGTGCTCAAGGACAAGGGTTACACCTATTCCGAGCACTGGGGGCCGCACGACATCGAGAACCGCGAGTTTGGCAGCGATGCCAAGAGCCGCAAGGACATCGCCAAAGAGGGCTATGTGATCGATGGCGACAAGTACTCCATCCGGTTCCAGGTCGTGCCCAAGACAGCCGTTGATACTGGCATCGAAGCGGCGCGGGAGATCCTTCCGCTTTGCGTGTTCGATGAGTCCAAGTGCGAAGAAGGCATCGGTCATCTCGAAAACTACCGCAAGGAGTGGGACGAGAACCGCGGCTGCTGGAAGGACAAGCCTCTCCATGACCGCACATCTCACGGCTCCGACGCCTTCAGATACTTCGCTGTCGCCAAGACCAAGCGTGTACGCACCGCATCCACCGCACCTCTGAGAATTTGACCTATGAGCAGTGACGATCCAAGCAAGACACTGCCCGCAGTGGACGCCATGCGCGAAGACTGGGCCATCGTCGATCCTTTGATGGGCGGCACCCGGGCGATGCGCGAGGCGGGTGAAGCGCTGCTGCCGAAGTGGCCGAAGGAAGAGGGTGAGGACTACCGGAAGCGGATCAGCCTGTCGACCCTGTTTCCCGCATACCGCGAGACGGTGAAGAACAACACCGGTCGCGTGTTCGCTGAGCCGATCGTGCTGGGCGAAGATGTTCCGCCGGCGCTGCAAGACCTCACTGAGGACTTCGACCGCCAGGGCAACAACCTGCAGGTCTGGGCGAAGTCGTTCTTCACCCAGGCACTGTCGCACGGCCTGTGCCATGCGCTGGCCGAGTATCCGAACATCAAGCCGAGCGGCGACACTGAGCAGCTGGTCACCCTGGCTGACGCTCAAGCCGTCAAGGCGCGCCCCTACGCCATCATGATTCGCCCTCAACAGGTGATCGGCTGGCGCGTGAGCAACGAAGGCGGCGAGCACGTCCTGACCCAGTTCCGCTACATGGAGTCGGTCGAGGAAGAGGATGGCCTGTTCGGCATCAAGTGCATCAACCAGATCCGCGTGCTGATTCCGGGCGCGTGGATGACCTACCGCGAGCAGGAAGTCGAAGGGAAGAAAACGTGGGTGCTGTACGAGGAGGGCAAGACCTCCCTCGGTCACATTGCACTGACGACCCTCTACACCGACCGTACCGGCTTCATGACTGCCAAGCCGCCGCTACTGGAGCTGGCCTACCTCAACGCCAAGCACTGGCAGTCGCAGAGCGATCAGGACAACATCCTGCACGTTGCTCGGGTGCCGATGCTGGCGATCTCGGGCATCGACGACGATACCTGGGAGCTAAAGGTCGGCACAGCGTCTGCTACCAAGCTGCCAACCAATGGCAAAATGGAGTGGGTCGAGCACACCGGAGCATCGATTGAGGCCGGGCGCACGTCACTGTCCGACCTTGAGGACCAGATGCGTGTCGCCGGGGCAAAACTGCTCCAGAAGGACAAGCAGGCCGTCAAGACTGCCACGCAGGCCGAGGATGAGGCCGCTCAGGAGTTGAGCCCTCTGCAAACCATGGCGAGCGGACTTGAGGATGCGCTGGACCAGATCCTTCAGCACTTCGCCGAACTGAGCGGGCTGCCGGAAGGTGGTCACGTCCAGGTGCAGGGCAACTTCGACATCGACTTCGCGCCGGAAACGACACTCCCTCTGCTGCTCAACATGGCATCGCAAGGCCGCCTATCCGACGAGACGCTGTTCTCCGAGATGCAGCGCCGCAATGTGGTGTCCAGTGACATCAAGTGGGACGAAGAGAAAGCCAAGATTGCCGAACAGGGGCCGAGCCTCGGGGTGCTGTAAATGCCAACCGTCAACCAGGTCCTCGAAGACGAGCAGATCGCGCACGCGGTCAGCCTCGAAAAGTACAAGGTTGGCGTGGTCCGGCGGATAATTGCGTTGCTGAATCGGTCCGACGCTGACCTTTCGGCGGCCTTGTCCGCTGCATTGGAGCGGTTGCCGGCCGAATCCTTTACGGTTGAGCGACTGGAGCTGCTGCTGGATCAAGTCCGGCTGATCAACACTCAGGCCTATGCCTCTGTCGCCCAAGAGCTACAGAGCGACCTGAAGGACTTGGCAGGCTATGAGGTCAGCTGGCAGCAGGCGCTGTTCGAGAAGGCTATCCCTGAGCCTGTGTTGGTCCGCTTCCCGATTGCCAGTGTCAGCGCCGAGCAGGCCTATGCTGCTGCGATGTCCCGGCCGTTCCAGGGCCGCCTGCTGCGCAACTGGGGCGAAGAGATCGCCGCCGACCGCATGGTCAAGGTCCGCAACGCCATCCGCACCGGCTACCTCGAAGGCAAGACGACTGACCAGATCATTCGCGGAATTCGTGGCTCTCGGGCTACCGGATACGCTGATGGCTTCCTTGAGCGGCCTCGCAAAGACCTTGCGGCGGTCGTCAGGACGGCTGTGAGCCACACCGCGGCGACAGCGCGGGATGAATTCAACAAGGCCAACGAGGAAGTCCTGAAGGCTGAGCGCTGGGTGTCCACGCTCGACAACAAGACCTCTCCGATGTGCCGCATCCGCGACCAGCTTCAGTACGCCGTCAACACGCACAAGCCGATCGGACACAAGGTGCCTTGGCTGCAAGGCCCGGGCAAGATCCACTGGTGCTGCCGGTCAACGTCAGCGCCCGTGACCAAGTCTTGGCGCGAGCTCGGTATGAAGTTGGACGAGATGACCCCGGCCCAGCGCGCCAGCATGGACGGACAAGTCCCGGCGAACACCACCTACAGCGAATGGCTCAATCGCCAGTCGGACGCTCGCAAGATCGATGTGCTCGGCCCGGCGCGGTACCAGCTGCTGAAGGATGGCAAGCTGGATCTGGAGGACTTCTATTCGCCGACAGGTGAGTGGATGACGCTAGACCAGATGCGCGCCCGCGATGCTGCAGCATTTGCTAAGATCGCGGCATGACCGACAAACCGCGCTTCCACGTGATCGACGGCACCGCTCCACCGGATACCCCGGCCGAGCAGGTGCGTCGTCGTGTGCGTGCGATGCCGAAGCCTGAAGCGATGGTTCAGTGTCATCGTTGCGGCGGCCGTGAGGTCATTGAAAGCAAGATCGGCGTCCTGATGAAGAACGGCAAACCAACCGGCGGGACCAAGGTACTGCTCTGCGTCGGGTGTCTACTCAAAGGCGAGCGCGTCACGCTGTAGCGTCACGAAACGAATTCAAACAGCCCTGGCATCCGCCGGGGCTTTTTTATGCACGCGATTTACACAGGCCTCGTCAATGACGGGGCTTTTTATTTGCCGCCAGGCGGCCAACAGACCCAAGGGGTTAGCAGATGTTTATTTTCGGCAAGTGGTATCCGTTGATGGCGGAAGAGGGTGGTGGCGAAGGTGGTGGTAATGGTGGCGGAAACGACACCCAAGACTTCGACGCCAAGGTTGCGGCAGCTGTTGAAGCGGCTGTAAGCGGCCTCAAGACCAAAAACAGCGAATTGCTGGGCTCGCTCAAGGCGGCCAAGCAGGATGCTGCTCGTTTCGAAGGCATCGACCCTGATGCGGTTCGGAACATCCTCTCGAAGTTCGCCAACGACGAAGAAGCTGGCCTGATCGCTGCCGGGAAAATTGACGAAGTGCTCGACAAGCGCACCACGCGCATGAAGGCAGGCTTCGAACAGGAAACCGCCAAAGAACGTGCCGCGCGTGAAGCTGCCGAGACCCGGGCTGACAAGTTCAGTCGCCGAGTCCTTGAAAACGGCATTCGCGCAGAAGCTACCGCTGCTGGCCTCCATCAGTACGCAATCGATGACGCGCTGCTCCGCGCCAGTGCGACCTTCAAGCTCGACGACGAGGGCAACCCTGTCGCCGTAGAAGACGCATTCGGCAAGGACGGCAAGCCGCTGACGCTCAAGGAGTGGTTCAGCGACATGAAAGACAAGGCTCCGCACTGGTTCCCAGCCAACGCCAATGGCGGCGGCTCGCAACAGAGCAATGCGAACCACGGGGCCAAGACCATGAAACGAACCCAATACGAAGCCTTGAGCCCCCTCGATCAACGAGCGGCGATCCAGGCAAAAATCAAGATTGTCGATTAAGAGGTAGTACCGCATGGGCACTTTGACCCTTACCAGTCTGATCCCTTCCATTCAGGAAGCGATGGACGTTGTATCCCGCGAGCTGGTCGGTTTCATTCCGGCCGTATCCCGCGACTCGACTGCAGAGCGTGCAGCTGTCGGCCAGGCCGTTGTATCGCCAGTGGTTGGCGCGATGGCTGCTGAAGACCTGGTTCCTGCGGCTTACGCTGCTGACACCCCGAACCAGACCATCGGCAACGTGCAGATGACCATCAGCAAGGCGCGTTCGGTGCCGTTCGGCATCACTGGTGAGGAAACTCTGGGCCTCAGCAATGCCGGCACTCTGGGCAGCATCAACGTCCAGCGTATCGCCCAGGCCATGCGCACCCTGACCAACGAAGTCGAAACCGACCTCGCTGCTCTGCACATCAACACCTCGCGCGCCTATGGCACTGCGGGCACCACTCCGTTCGGCACTTCTGGCGACATGAGCGACTTCGCTCAGGCCCGCAAGATCCTGGACGACAACGGTGCTCCGCAGAGCGACATGCACCTGGTCCTCGGTGGCGCGGCTGTTGCGAACATCCGCGGCAAAATGTCGACCCTGTTCCAAACCAACACCGGCGGCCCGCAAGCCGAAGCGCTGTTGCGTCAGGGCGCGCTTGGCGAGTACCAGGGCCTGCTGCTGCACAACTCGGCGCAGGTGAAAGAGGGTGTCGTCGTGGGCACTGGCGCTTCTGCCACCACCAACGCTGCTGGTTACGCTGTCGGCGCGACCGTCATCACTCTGGCTTCTGCCGGCACTGGCACCATCCTCGCGGGCGATATCGTCACCTTCGCGGGTGACACCAACAAGTACGTGGTTGTTTCGGGTGATACCGACACCTCCAACGGCGGCACCATCACCATCGCCGAGCCAGGTCTGCGCGTTGCAATGAGCGCTGCTGCCAAGGCGATCACCGTGATTGCTGCTGCTGCCCGCAACATGTTCTTCCACCGCTCGGCCATCCAGCTGGCAACCCGCGCTCCTGCGATGCCAGAAGGCGGTGATGCTGCGGACGACGTAATGATGGTGACCGACCCTGTGTCGGGCCTGACCTACGAGTTCGCCATCTACAAGCAGAAGCGTCAAGTGCGCTACGAGATCAACCTGGCCTGGGGCGTGAAAATGATCGCTCCTCGTCACTCGGGCATCCTGCTGGGCTAATCGGAACGCCCGGGGCTTCGGCTCCGGGCCTTCAGTGGAGAAAGACATGAAGACTGTTCAGGTGAAAACGTGGGGTAAGGACCAGGGCGACTTCGTTGAGATCAACGAGGAAGACTTCGATCCTGAAGTGCATGAGTTGCTGGATGAAGCCAAGCCAGCAAAAGCGCAAAAGCCAGCAAAAGCAGAAAGCACCTCGGAGTAACCCATGGCTCTCGTCATCGAAACAGGCTTGATCGTTCCAGGTGCCGAGAGTTTTGCCACGGCTGCGGAACTGGTCGCATACGCCGCGAATTTTGGTCGGGTGATTCCGGCTGATACACCTTCGCAGGAGGCGCTGTTGCGCCGGGCCGCGCTTGAGATGAGCGCGAAGCCTTGGAAGGGGCAGGCGGTGAATCGTGATCAGGCGCTGGCATGGCCTCGATACGACGTCTGCCGTAATGGCTGGACGTTGCCGTCCGATTCCATCCCTGTGCAGATCAAGGCGGCCCAGATGGCTTTGGCTGCCGAGATTCACGCTGACGATCTGGTACAGCCTGAACTGAAGAAAGGCGCAGTCATCAGGGAGCGGGTTGAGGGTGCGGTCGAGCGCCAATATGCAACTGCCGCCCCCAGCATCACCAAAGCCGCCGCTGTGCGCCAGTCATATGCTCAGCTCACTGGATTCCTTGAGTCGTCCAACCAGGTAAGTCTGCGGAGGTCCTGATGGGCTTTTACAACGAAATGGCGGACATGGCTCTGGAGATGATCGAGGAGTTCGGCCAGCCCGCGGTGATTCGCACCACGGCTGACGACGGATACGACCCTGATACTGGCTCTACAACGCCCGGCACCGCCACCGAACAGGTCGCCAGCTGCATCGTGAGCGACTTCACGGGGCAGGAGTTCCAGAACAACAGCCTGATCAAGCAGGGCGACAAGAAGATCAAGGTTGCCGCTCAAGGCCTTGGTCCTGCGCCTCAGCTTTCGAGCAAGGTCATCTACGAGATAGATGCACCCAACATCTACGACTACTTCACTAAGCCTTACTCGACGCTGACCGTGATGAACGTCAAGGAAGTAAGCCCGGCTGGCGTTCCAATCATCTACGAAATTCAAGGGAGGCGCTGATGAGTGCTCCAACGATCGCACCTCTCCCAGCTCCGCCTGCCCGAGCAGAAGCCCCGGCAGACTTCACGTCGAAGATGGATGCATTTGTCGCAGCGCTGCCCGACTTCGCAACGCAGGCGAATGCCGCAGCTGCATTCGTTGGAACAGCCGCGGCTTCCAATTTATCGGCCTGGGCTTTGGTTCAGAACTTCACGCTAGTCAGTAGGGACAGTGAAGACAGTAACGGCACCTTACTGACGGCTCATATTAAATGGCCAGACGGAACCCTTGGAATCTGGACCACTGATGCTGTAAGCGTCGCTTTTCCTGGTGCTATTGACGCTTGGCATGCGACCTACCTCGGGAATCCAGTGAGAACTATCACCCAGCCGGCGTTTACCCGAAATGCAAACGGAGCCGTAACGGCTCAGCCAGATCTCATAATCGTATAGGGTGAACCATGGGTATTCTTGACGTTCCAGGCGTTAGTAAAAGTCAGTTGAATGCGGCCATTGCAGCCACATTCAAGCCGAAGACATTAAGAAATACTGCAACACGCTGCCGTACGTGCAACCAGAACAGCGTGTCGTTCACGCAGATGAATTCCCGAACGTATCACGTTAACCGAGGGGGTTCGCTCGCGTTTGTACAACTTGTGTTTGGCAATTGGTATGCGAGTCAGACGTCAGAGAACTCATTCGGCACTACGATGACGATCACAGCATCTGTCGAGTATCCGGCGGGGGTGTTTACCCAAGTTAAATTCTCTGGCGTGGCCCAAGGAACAATTCTCAACGGCCTAGAGATTGTTAGTGATAAATGCTTTCACGCTATACCTGATAACGCTGGGTATTGGATTAACTCCTACGTGGTAAACACCGCTGGAATCTATGTATCACCAGCTGGGGTAACAGTGACTGGCGGGCGTGCAGGTGAGTACTGCGAAGCGGTAGCCTCTGGTGGCGTGGACCGCACCATGACTGGAGGTGGCGTCAACTCGCCACCTTTCACACGGTCGGCGTATTACCCATTAGCGATTCTCGGTATGTCTAATGTTGAGAGTATCGGCATTCTTGGTGACAGCCGGGCATCTGGCCAAGGCGATGACGCAACCAACAACATCAACCTGTATGACATGGGAGAGATTGCCCGTTCGATTGGGCGAGCGCTGCCGTATACGCTTATCGCGACTCCAGGTGACGCGTTATATAATTTCCTCACCCGACTTACCAAGCGCGTCCGTATTACTTCGTATCACACGCATATCCACAGCCAATACGGTATTAATGACCTGTCCCAAGGCAGAACCGCTGCGCAATTGGAGTCGGATCTGCTGGAGCTATATGCGAAGTTCCCAAGCAAAGGAGTCACCCAAAGCACACTGACCGTGCAGACATCGTCCACCAACGGCACATGGATTGATCAGGTTCATCAGCAACAAGTAACTTCCAGTCAGCCAAGGCTTGCAGTCAACACTTGGATTCGCACAAAACCAGCTCCATTGATTGCCTTCTTCGATGTCGCCTTGGTCACACAAATGCCGACGGACCAATTACGCTGGAAATGGTCTGGCGCAGTCGGCGCTGAAGTGCAATGGACCGTGGAGGGCACGCACCTTAACGAAATAGCGAACGTGGCAGTTGCAGATTCTGGCTGCATTGATACGAGTGTGTATGTGTAACAACGAGGTAGCCCAATGACCGCGAATGATTGGCCAGACAGAGAACTGATCCCGGGTCGTTTCTATTGGGCTCTCCCAAACCGGGACTGCGATGCCGAAGAGGAATGGGTGAATAAGTGGCAGCCCGCCCGCTACATGGGCAACGATGCTTGGCAGTGGATCGACTGTGAAAACGATGACTGGCCAGCATGTTCGGTTGGCACCGAGATTTCGCATACCGTGTGAAGTTAGGAGAGCCAAATGAGTTTCTCCCTTGATCTAAAGGCATTCGCCGAGAAGGCCAATGCCAATGCCGAGACGGTGATCAAGAAGGTCGCCATCGACCTGCTTGGCGCCGTAGTGGATCGATCCCCAGTCGGCAACCCGGAGCTCTGGGCGGCCAATGCGACCGCCACCCAGTACAACAACGAAGTGTCCCGGCTTAACGCCGAGTTGCGCAGCGATCCGGCCAACCTGACCAAGAATGGACGGATGAAGCCCGGGCGCCTGATCAAGGATGGCATGGATCTGGTCGCTGGTGGTGACTACGTCGGCGGGCGCTTCAGGGGTAACTGGCAGGTCAGCTTCAACACGGCCAAGACTGGCACGCTGGAGCGCATCGATCCGACCGGACGCGAGTCCATCGGCGAGGGCGTAGGCGTCATCCAAGGCTTCACGACTCAGGTCGGCACCATCTGGATGATGAATAACCTCCCGTATGCGCAGCCGCTGGAGTACGGGCATTCAAGCCAAGCACCCGCCGGCATGGTTCGCATCTCGGTCCTCGAAGTACAGATGTTCATCGATAAAGCCGTCTCGGAGCTCCCCTGATGTCAGACAAAATCATCCGCAGCCTGTTTGAAGGCCGCCTGAAGACGTGGGCGACCGCCAGGGTTCCGGCACTGCCGATTGCCTATGAGGACGTCGCCTTTACACCGCCGGCGGACGGATCGTCCTACCTGCGAGCCTTCCTGCTGCCGGCCAACACAACCAGCGAAGACCTCGAAGGCAAACACACGGCCTATCGCGGCGTGTTTCAGGTCAGTGTCGTGACCAAGGCCGGCATCGGTCGCGGCACTGCCGAGGCGATCGCCGATGAGATTTACGCATTGTTCCCGAACAACTTGGCCCTGACGAAGACGACCTTCACCGTCTACGTCCGCGCGCCGATGTCCACCGCTTCAGCCCAGCAGGGCGATACGACCACCACGCTGCCGCTGTCGATCCAGTACCGGGCCGACACCACCACCTAATCCGCCCATTGGGCAAACCCAGAACCCGCCATTGAGCGGGTTTTGTCATTTCTGCACAGAGGAAAAACCCCATGGGATACAAGCTGCCCAACGGCGCGACGTTCGAACACGCCGCTACCTACGCTGCCCCACTCGCATTCTCGGCCATCTCCAACGCCTCCGAAGCAATCTGCACCACCGTTGGCGCCACTTTGGTGGCTGGTGACATCGTGCAACTCACTTCCGGATGGACTTTGCTCAACGGCAAGGTGGTCCGAGTCAAAGCGGCGACCGCGACCGCGATCACCCTGGAATCGATCGACACCACCAGTACCCAGATCTACCCGGCCGGCTCCGGTGCCGGCACGCTGACCAAGGTGCTGACCTGGGCACAGATTCCGCAGATCACCGACGTTGCATTCTCCGGCGGCGACCAGAACTACCAAGACGTCGTCTTCCTCGAAGACCAGCAGGGCCGTCAACTGCCAACCGACAAGTCTGCCGCCAGCATGGTGCTGACCGTGGCCGACGACCCGACTCTGGCCTACGTAGCCATCGTGACCGCTGCTGATGCGGCGAAGTCGATGCAAGCCGCACGACTGAACTTGCCGGGCACCGACAAGCTGTACTACGGCGCCTACACCTCGTTCTCGCTCCAGCCGGCGGTGTCGCGCAACAACCTGCTGACCCGTACCGTCTCCCTGGCCTTGCAGGCCGCACCTACTCGCTACCTGTCGTAAGGGGAACACATGGCTAGCTTCAAGATTGCCCAGAACGCCACGTTCAAGGCCGAAGTCGAGATCCCGCGCATCGGTTCCGAGCCTGCCAAGGTCGGCTTCGAATTCAAATGCATGAACCGCAAGGAATTGTCGAAGTATTACGACAAGTGGAACAAGGCTCGCGACAAGGCCATCGAAGAATCGCGCAAGGATGGCGCGACTTGGGAGTCTGCCACTGAGGTGCAAATCGCCCTCGAAATCGGCCAGATGAAAGAGATCGTGGTCGGCTGGGACTTCGAGGAAGGCCTTACTGATGAAGCGATCACCGAACTGGCTACCAGTTGTGCCGGTGCTCCGGCTGCCGTGATCGACGCGTATCAAAATGCGTATGCAGTGGCCCGCCGGGGAAACTGATAGCCGCGGCGCGCGCGATGTACGAACCGCGCGCCTCAGCCGATGACATGGCGATGTTTGGCCTGACCCTCGACGACATTGATGAAGACGTGGAGGTCTGGCCGGACAACTGGCCAGTCTTCCGCCTATTCAATGCACTCGGCACGCAGTGGCGCACCGGAGCTGGTGGTGCGACCGGGCTCGACTACACGTCCATCCGAGACGTGGCCAGCTACATCGGCATCAAGAAGCGGCAAATCCCCGAACTCTTTCCTGACCTTCAAGTAATGGAGGCCGAAGCGCTCGCTGTCATGGCTGAGGCGAAGTGAATTTTATTGTCAGGAGAAAGGCATGACACAAGACATCGCCAGCCTTGGGATCAAGGTCGAGACCGGTGACGTAGCCAAGGCTTCCACGGAACTGGATGGACTGGCTCAGGCTGGCGCCAAGGCCGAGAAAGCCACATCCGACCTATCCGGCGAGAGCAAGAAGGCTGGCGCGTCCATCAAGGCCATGGCCGCCGAGACCAAGGCTGCCGAAGCGGCCACTGCAAAGCTTGGCAAGCAGACTGCCGCTGTCGGTGTCTCCGCAGCTCAAACAGCCGCCGCCCTGCGCAACGTCCCGGCCCAGTTCACCGACATTCTGACCAGCCTACAGGGCGGTCAATCCCCGCTGACCGTACTCCTGCAACAAGGTGGTCAGCTCAAGGACATGTTCGGCGGGATTGGCCCTGCTGCACGCGCGCTTGGCGGCTACGTTGCTGGGCTTGTCAACCCATTTACTTTGGCGGCTGCCGCAGCCGCAGGCCTTGGTCTTGCCTACTACAAAGGCAGCGAAGAGACGACGGCCTACAACAAGGCGCTGATTCTCACCGGCAATGCCGCGGGCACCAGTGCTGACCAGTTGAGCTCTCTGGCTGCCCAGGTCAGTTCGACCATAGGCACGACCGGTGCAGCAGCTGAAGTGCTGGCCCAGCTTGCCGGTAACAGCAAAATCGCTGGCGAAAGCTTCGGTGTCGTGGCCGCGGCTGCGCTTGAGATGCAATCGGCTACTGGCAGAGCCATCGAGGAGACGGTCGCCGAGTTCGCCAAGATCGGCAAGGATCCGGTTGCGGCCGCGAAGGAGTTGAACGACCAGTACAACTTCCTGACGGCTTCGGTCTACTCACAGATCGTTGCGCTGAAGGAGCAGGGCGACACCATTGGCGCCGCCAAGCTGCTGACCGACACCTATGCCGACACCATCAAAACCCGCACGACTGATGTCACCGCCAACCTTGGCCTGATCGAAAGCGCGTGGAAGAAGGTCAAGTCGGCTGCCGCCGGCGCGCTGGATGCGACCCTGGACGTCGGCCGCACTCAGTCGATCGATGCCCAGATCGCCGAGCGCGAAAAAATTCTCGCGTCTCGCAAGGATGGCTTTCTCGCGAACCTGTTCCCTGACAGCCTTGGCGCCGGGAGCAGTTCGACCAAGTTCATCGAGGACCAGATCAGCGCACTCAAGCGCGCCAAGGTCCAGATCGAGGCAAATGCCAAGGCGGAAGGCGACAAGGCGCTGATCCAGCGTGAAGGCATTGATGCAGCCGCCAAGCTAAAGGCGATCAGCGATTCAAACCTCACCACCGAGGAGAAGCGCAACAAGCTGATCAAGGAATACAAGCGCGATGTCGAGGATCTGCGTAAAGCCGACCCCAACAACCCGCTGGTCCAGGCTGATCTGGTGGCCAAGACCATCCAGAACATCAAGGACAAGAACAAGGACCCGGCCGGAAAGGCCAATCAGCTCAACCTGACCGGCTACAACGATGCACAGAACGCGATCAAGGAACTGCAGGCCACCTACTCGAACTCCGAGAAGGAGCTTGAGGCTCAGCAGAAGGCCGGGCTGATCACGCAGCAGAACTACCTCGACCAGCGTACCGCGCTGATCCGGGCGGAGCGTGAAGAGGTTACTGGCGCCTATCAGGCCGAGATTTCCGCACTGGAAGCCGTCAAGGATCGGGCCGGCACAACTGGCGCCCAGCGTATTCAGCTGGACCAGAAGATCGCCGACGCCCGTACCAGCATGGTCAAGGCGCAGAAGGATGCCGACAGCCAGCTTGAGATCCTTGCCACCAACGAAGAGGGCCGGGTCAAGAAGCAGGCGTTGGCGATCAAGACCTACACCGATGCCTTACAGCAGCAGGCCGTCACGTTGCGCCAACAAGGGCAGCGTGACGCAGCAGGGCTTGGCATGGGAGACCGTCAGAAAGCGCTCCAGGGTCAATTCAACGGCATCGACGATAAGGCGAATGCGCAGCGCATTGACCTGGCCAACCAGTATGGCGACGGCTCGCGCGGCATGAGCCTCGACGAGTACAACGCCAAGCTGAAAGCTGTAGCCCAGAGTCAGCAGGATCTGCGCAACACGGTGGTGGCCAACTACGACGACATGACTGATGCGCAAGGCAGCTGGAGCGCCGGTGCATCGTCGGCCTGGGAGAACTACCTCGAGTCGACGCGCGACGTAGCCGGGCAGACGAAAAGTCTGTTCACCCGCGCGTTCAGCTCCATGGAAGACGCTGTTTCTCAGTTTGCCCTGACCGGAAAGCTGTCGTTCAGCGACTTTGCCAAGTCGGTGCTCGCTGATATGGCCCGCATCGCCGCGCGCCAGGCTGGATCCTCGGCGCTTAGCGGGCTGTTCGGTCTGGCTGCCAATGTGGCTGGTGCCTATTTCGGCGGTAGCGGCAATGGTCTGGCCTCTGGCTCTGCCGGCGCGACTTCATCGAATGTTGGCGCATCACAAGCCGGCTACTCGTCGACCTACTTCCCGCAAGCCAAGGGCGGTGCCTGGTCCGGCGGCGTGCAGATGTTCGCCAATGGCGGGGCCTTCTCCGACAGCGTCGTCAGCTCGCCGACTGCATTTGGCATGGCCAACGGCAAAACCGGTGTGATGGGTGAGGCCGGCCCGGAGGCGATTGTGCCTCTGGCGCGTGATTCACAAGGTCGCCTTGGCGTTCGTGGTGGAGCCAACTCCAGCACGGTCAACGTCAGCGTGACGGTCGATGCCTCCGAAGGTGGTGGCGCTACTCCAGACCCGGCGCGCCTGGCCGAAGCGATCAAGGTCGTCTGCCGTCAGGAAATCGCAACCGCGCGCCGTAACGGCGGGCAACTCACCTAAGGAGGACTCATGCCGACATTCACATGGCGGGCAACTTATGACGCCTCTAAAACCGTCACTCCCACTGTCAAGGTCATCAAGTTTGGCGATGGGTACGAGCAACGGCAAGGGACTGGCATCAATCGGCAGCCGCGCAAGTACTCGCTGACGTTCAAGCGGGCCATAGATGAAATCGACGACATCGACGACTTCCTCAAGGCGCGAGGCGCCATCGAGGCCTTCGACTACACCCACCCCGGTCAGCCGATCGGGGTGTTTGTTTGCCGAGAATGGACCAGGACCAACATAGCCCGCGGGGTGGATGGCCTGTCTGCGACCTTTGAGGAGGTATACGAATGACCGCTCTCCAAGGCCAGCTTTCACTGGCGGCAGGCCTTACCATCTGGGAGGGGTTCGAGCTTGTGCTGCCGAGCCTGACCCTTCGCTTCAGTGCCGGGACAAACGAAAACCTTGGCTCGGTCATATGGCAGGGCAACACCTACACGCCTTGGCCGATCAATGCTGTCGAGTTCGCCACGCCGAGTCAGGGATCGCCGGCGCGTCCCAAGCTGCAGGTGGGTAACTTCGGCGGCACCATCTCGGCGCTGTGTCGACAGTATGAGGACTTGCTCGGCGCCAAACTCAAGCGTCGGCGCACCCTGGTCAAGTACCTGGACGCGGTCAACTTCTCAGCCGGCAACCCGACGGCGAATCCTTCCGAAGAGTACCCGGTCGAGACGTGGATCATCACGCGCAAGGCCAACGAAACTCCGGCGGCCATTGAGTTCGAACTGGGCTCTCCCCTCGACCTTCAAGGTGTCAAGCTGCCGCGCCGCCAAGTCATTGCCGGCACATGCCTGTGGGCTTACCGCTCAGGCGAGTGCGGCTATGCCGGCGGCCCCGTTGCTGACTACCTGAACAGGCCGACCAGCGACTCCAGCCAAGACCAGTGCAGCAGGACCGTCGGCGGCTGCAAGTTGCGCTTTGGCGCCAATGGCGAGCTTCCCTTTGGCGGGTTCCCGGGTATCGCCAACGTTCCGAGGCTCTGACCATGAGTGAATTGTTCAGCAAGTGTCGATCGGCGGCCGAGGACCATGCTCGCGCCGAATACCCGAGGGAGTCCGTCGGTCTGGTTGTCAGTGTGCGCGGGAAACCGCAGTACAGGCCATGCCGCAACCAGTCCGAAGAACCGGACCACTTCATTCTTCACCCTGAGGACTACGCTGCTGCCGAAGATATGGGCGACATCGTGGCTATCGTTCATTCGCACCCGGATGCCGGACCAGAACCGAGCCTTCACGATCTTGCCAGCCATGCCGTGAGCCGCACCGCCTGGTGGATCGTTGGCTTGGTCGACGGTGTGGCGACTTGGCACGAGATGCCAGCCTCTGGCGAAATGGCGCTGGAAGGTCGTGTGTTCGTCCATGGCGTGATCGACTGCTACACCCTGGTCCGTGATTACTACCGGCAGGTGCTGAGCATCACGCTGCCGGACTTTCACCGCAAGGACGACTGGTGGCACAACGGCGAAAACCTGTACGTGGATAACTTTGCCAAGACCGGCTTCGTTCCCGTCGATACACCAGAACAAGGCGACCTGATCGTCATGGCGATCGGCAGCCCGACGCCGTGCCATGGCGCGATCTGGCTGGAGGGTGACATTCTGCTGCATCATCTATATGGCCGGCTGAGCTGCAAAGAGGTCTACGGTCGCGCCTACCGTGAATGCACGACGCATATCATGCGCTACCAGCGATAGGCCCTGTATTTGTGCGCAACTTCCCTGCTAGAGTCGCCAAAATCCTTGGAGATTCGTTATGCGCATGGTTCTCACCTTTCTCGCCGTTACTGCGCTGGCAGGATGTGCGACTTCGCCAGTCCCGTCGTCGCAAGCTATTAAAGCTCCAGCCGATCGCGTGCTGGCCTATCAAGGCGCACTGGAGAGTTCTGGAGCGCTGACAGTGATCCGAGACAGCGGCTTTATGGGTAGCGGCTGTTACGCCACTATATTCCTCAATGGAAAACGAGCGGCGAAGCTCGCCCCAGAGGAAAAGGTGACTTTTACACTGCCTCCAGGAGAGTGGATTGTAGGCGCTGCTCTAGAGGGAGGCGGCCTTTGCGGGCCTTTGAATGAGAAACGTACCGAGGCGGAGACGGTATTGAAGCAAGGCCAAGAGAAAAGCTTCCGCGTTTTCTCGGCCCCCGAGGCCGGGCTTGACGTCAGGCCAACCAGCCTATAGCTGCAAGCAATCCACCAGAACCGCCTAAGGGCGGTTTTTTATTGTCCGGAGAAAAGTATGAGCGATGTAGTCGGCCGTCAGTCCATGGCAACTATCAAGCTTTCTGGAAGCCTCGCTCAAAAGTTTTGGCGGCAGAAGACTTACCTGCTCGAAACCGGCACGACCCAAGAAGCCTTCAGCGCCCTGAAACACACCGTTGATGGATTTGAAGATTTTATCCGAGATCAGGCTCGCCTCGGTATGAGGTACGCGATATTCCGCAACCGGGAAAACGTCGGGGTCGATCATCTGACTATCAGCGGAACAACCGAGATCCGAATTGTCCCGATTATTGCTGGGAGCAAGAATGGTGGTCTTTTCCAAACCGTTCTGGGTGTTGTGTTGGTCGTTGTTGGCGTGGTGGCCTCAGCTTTCGGTCAGGCTTGGATAGGTGCGCCAATGATTCAGATGGGTATCGCCTTGACTATCGGCGGCGTCATTCAAATGCTCTCGCCAACCCCGAAAGCAGCCAGCCAGCAGGACCAGGCTGTTACCGAGAACAAGCCCAGCTACCTGTTCAACGGCGCCTTCAACTCAACCCAGCAAGGCCTTCCAGTTCCCATCGTGTATGGGCAGATGCTGGTGGGTTCGAGCGTTGTTGCAATCGGCACCTGGTCGGAGGCTTTACCGGTATGAGCGAGCTAATTATCGGTAGAAAGGGTGGGGGCAAGGGGGGCGGCAGCAGTGGAACGACTCGCGCTGCGGTTGAAGCGCCAGATAGCCTGCGTTCACGCCAGCATGTGCGAATTCTTCACGCAATCAGCGAGGGGGAGATCCAGGGCATTCCTTACGGCGCGATGGGGATATTTTTCGATGATGTGCCGCTTCAGAACCCTGATGGCAGCTTCAACTTCTCCGATGTACAGGTCGATACCCGGAACGGTACGCAGTGGCAGAGCTACATGCCGATCACCGGCCTTGAAGCCGAGCAGACGGTAGGCGTCGAGCTTAAATATGCCGTGGCGACCGAACGCGCCATCACTGACACCGACGTGGATGCGGTCCGGGTGACCATCAGTACTCCGCAGCTCTCTGAACAGAACATGAAAACCGGCGACACCAAGGGGTCTCGGGCAGTCTTTCGCATTGAGGGCAAGGTCGGCAGCGGCGCCTGGTCTTTGCTTTGCGGAGATCTGGCGATTGATGGCAAGACCATGAGCCGCACGCAGTTCTCGTATTACTTGCGCCTGCCTGTATCGGGCGGGCTTCCGCGCTATGTGAGGGTCACCCGGCTCTCTGTCGACTCCACCAGCGCGGCCATCCAGAACCGTACTTTTTTCGACAGCATGACCTTGCTGTGGGATGAAAGACTTCGCTATCCCAACACGGCGCTGGTCGGCCTGTCGATCGATGCGCAGCAGTTTTCCAGCATCCCGCGCATGGCGTTCATGGTTCAAGGGATCAAGGTCCTGGTCCCGGTCAATTATGACCCCGCCACAAGGGTTTACTCCGGTTCGTGGAATGGAGCATTCAAGCGTGCCTGGACCAATAACCCAGCCTGGGTCTGGTACGACATGCTGACCAATACCCGCTATGGGTTGGGCGGCCTGCTGGATTCGACGCTGGTCGACAAATACGCGCTGTACAGCATCGCGCAGTACTGCGACGCACTCGTCCCGAATGGATACGGCAATGGCGGCGTTGAGCCACGCTTTACCTGCAATCTGGCGCTGACCTCGCAGCAGGACGCGTGGAAGCTGGTTAACGACATGGTGTCCGTGTTCCGTGCGATCTGTTTCTGGGCTGGCGGCACGCTCACGGCGGTACAGGATGCACCGCGCTCCAGTCGCTATCTGTTCAACAACTCGAACATTGTCGGCGGTGATTTTAGCTACCAGTCCGTTGCCTCCGACCAGCGTTACAACGTTGCCGCCGTTACCTGGAACAACCCGTTCCAGCAGTACAAGCAGACGGTCGAGATCGTCGAGCGTCCTGAACTGATCGCCAAGTGGGGAAGAATCCAGCAGAGCGATGTCGTGGCTGTAGGCTGCACATCGCGCGGCCAGGCCCGCCGACTTGGCAGATGGCTGTTGTATGCAGAAAGCGAGGCGGTGACGTTTGCCGTCGGTGCTGACGGCGCAATCCCAATGCCTGGCGACATCATTGATATTGCCGATGCAAACCGGGCCGGCGCCAGAAATGGCGGCCGCTTGCTCACTGGCAGCACCACGTCGAATCTTTTGCTTGATGCGCCTGTCGGTTTGGGTGGGACTGGCGTCATCAGCGTGATTCTGGCTGACGGCAGCTACGCCAGCCGAAACGTCACCGTTTCGACCGGCGCAACCTCTGTTGGAGTCTCTCCGGCATTGCCGTCTGCTCCATTGGCATCAGCGCCTTGGGCGTTCGCCAGTGCGGCTCTGAGCACGCAGAAATTTCGCGTGATCGGTATCACTGAGGGCGGTGACGGGACCTATGTCATCAATGCACTGGCGTACGACCCTGACAAGTTCAATCAGGTCGATTTTGGGACCCCAGATATCGACGCGCCGACCAGCATCGTGAATCTTGGGAAACCTGCCGCCGTTGGACAGCTGGCTTTCCTTGAGTCGCTGTATGACACCGGAACGGGGGTGGCTGCAGCAAGGCTCTCCGTGAGCTGGACGCAGCCGGCAAGGGCTATGCGGTATCAAGTAGAGGTGAAGAAGCCTGGGGGGAACTGGGAATATGTCGCCGAGATATCTACCCCGAGCATTGATTTTGATTCTGCTTCAGCTGGTGATTGGTCTGTGCGGGTTACGCCGAAGTCGGTACTGGGCCTGTCCGGCCCGGCATCGACCCAGAATTACACCGCTCAGGCGTTACTTGCACCGCCTTCCGCTCTGTCAGGGCTCAGGCTCGACGTCATCAACAGCGTGGCGACGCTGGCATGGGACCCAGTGCCTGAACTGGATGTGAAGCTTGGCGGCAGCATCAGTATCCGCCAGTCGCGGAATACTTCGACCAACTGGGATGCAGCACTGCCTCTCACCGAGGCGGCCGGGCGATCTACGTCGGCTGTCGTGTCGTTGCTTCCAGGAAAGTACCTGGCACGCGCAGTCGATTCCTCAGGTGTTGGCGGGCCGATCACGGAAGTCTGGTCTGACGCGCAGGTTCCGCTACCTGAAAACGTCGTTCTTACGGTAACGGAATCTCCAGCATTCTCTGGTGTTGCGGTTAATGCCGCAGGCGCTTCCGGCGTACTGAAAATGTCTGCTCTCGGATTGTTTGACGACATCACTGACCTTGATGCGTGGCTAGGAGAGGTCGATAAATATGGCGGATCAAGCCTATCGATGTCCTACAGCTTTGCTGCGCCTTCCGACCTCGGTTATGTCTACGACTGCCGCTTGACGGCGAATGTCGAAGCGGTGCTCTACGACGACGGCAGCTACATCGACACGATTGCTGATTTCGATTCGATGATCAGTATCGATGGCGACCCGCCGGTTGGCGCTTCGCTGTCGTTGTGGGTTCGCACCTCCGATGTGTTCCCGGCCGTTTGGTCGGCGTGGAAGCCGTTTGTTGTCGGTGACTATCGCGCTCGCTTGTTCGACTTCCAGCTTCGCGGAGAAGTACTGCTGGCGACGAACTGGATCGACATCTCGACCCTTGAGGTCGCGATCGATATGCCGGACCGAATAGAGAGTGGGAACGACGTATCGGTTCCAATCGGCGGTCTGCCAATCGTCTATTCGCCGCCATTCTACGCAAGCCCG